TTGTATCGGCACGGTCGTGCACAAGGACCTATTACATCACATGTTGGTTTTCGTGCCATCAATCGTTTGCTCTCTAAAGCCTTTTGTAATTCTTTTGCTGATTTATCCGAATATTTTGTTGGAAGAATAAGAGCAACAATAAAAAACACGATAAGAAATATTATAACCCAATGTATCGTATCCATTCTATTCTATTATATGGATTGTCTCTACACTCATAATAAGATTATTGATTTTTGATGTCTTCACATAAAATATTGGGAAATTCCATAACAAGAAGCTCTATTACATTTTTCATGATGGTATCAACCTTAGAAATCTTAAGATCCGCAATCTCAGAAGCAATAATAAAAAACTTATCCAAATGGTCTTTACTTTTTGTTTCATCTGCGTAGTAATTTAAAAGACGATTCATAAGAATGTCTGCTCTCCGTCTTAGCATCCTATATTTTTTACCCATATTTCCAAATGAGGACAATTGGAATAGGATTTGTACAGGTACCGGATAAGATGGGTCTGGTTTATTTTTATGTTGAATGCGTTCCTCAATGGCGTGATCAATATATGCTCTCTGACCTTCTGGCGATAATTGTGTACGACAAAACTCAAGAGCATTTTCAGCGATCTTACGGGCATCTTCGTCATTTTCAAAAATCCATTTTATATTTTTTTCCAGATCTGAAAAATCAGCACTTACAGGAACATAATGTACCCACGGCTTTATCATGTTCTTGAACCAATATTGTGTTTCATTAATAAGTACGGGTACGCTACCTGTAGCAAATACCCATAATACATTACTTGAAATACAATTACCGTCAATCCAGAATACTGCTTTATATTTACATTGATCGTAAGCTTCAATCTTTTCGGCAAAAAGCTCAGGTGTATCTGTTGGATTATATTCAGGTCTTGACCAATTATCTACAAGCTTTACATCTGTATTTGGAATAGAAAGACAAGCCTTTACAGCATCAATACGAAGCATTTCTCCAGATAAACCGCCTCGCCATACAGCACTGTTTATCTTCTTTTCCCAAGGGGTACGATAAGAAGCAAATATATCATATAAGCTATGAACGAAATATTCATCATGAGCAGGTATATACATGTACTCTTTTCGTATATGAGAACCAAAAGAACACAATACCGGAGCAATGACTACGGCGTCATCTTGTTTTGCTTGTTCAATGATTACTTCTGGGATAGTAAATACATCATCGCTACAAGACGATAATACGATTGTCTTTTCAGGTAATGACGCTGTTTTTTCTAAAATATATCTAAATATGGGTCCGCTATGGTGTGCTATGGAGCCCCAACCATTCCACATAGTATATCCGGTTGGATGATTTACATAGTTATTGGTAAATTTTACAAAATATGGGTGATCATCTGAATCAGGCTCGTGCGAAAACATTTTTATTATTATTTATTATTTAATTTATAAATATTCTGTTTAAATCATTGTAGTTTTATTAGGTACTTGATGGATGATCTTCAATAAGACGATCGATTTCGCTTTTAATATATTCGCGTTGATTTTCGCATGAAAGAACAGTTCGTGAGAACTCGAAAGCATTCTCTGCAATTTGTCGTACCTTATCATCGTTATCCCATATCCATTGAACCTTTTCACATAAATCCGAAAGATCCCACTGAACCGGAATATAATGAACCCATGGAACCAGGAGATCTCTAAACCAGAACTCGTGTATGCTTACAAATACAGGGGCGCATCCAGAAGCAAAAATCCAGGTAGCATTGCTCGCGCTTGAATTGCCATCAATATATAGTAGTGCTTTATACTTTAGTTGATCTAATACATCAACTTTATTAGCAAAAAGCTCAGGTGTATCGGTCGGATTACAATCAGGTCGCGTGTAGCATTCTACAAACTTTACATCTGTTTTTGGGATGGTCAAACAAGCTTTTACTGTATCTATGCGCCATGATCCCCCATAACTCCACCATCCTGATACACCTCCTCGCCAGAATAGAATATTCTCTTTATTTTCCCATGGCACGTGATGTTGTTTAAATACGCTATATATGTTATTCATGAAAAATTCGTCAGATGCTGGACAATAGAAAAAATGCTTTTGTTGGACTTTACCCGCAACAACACCTGCAATTATTACAGCGTCTTCTTTTTTAGCAATCTCTTCTATTTCATCCGGTATAACATAATGTCCATCGGCTTTTTGACATATAAACATAGTCTTTTCCTTTTTTGTAGAAAGGTACTCTACTATAAAACTCATAATAGGTCCATTTGACATTACACATGAAGCAAATCCTGACCAAAAATCAAAAACACAAGGTATAAATATTTTTCCATCTGGAAATCTTATAAAATAAAGTGTTTGATCCATTTATATTTTTATAATATATTCTTTACACTTTATATAATTTTATTATATCATTTTTGTCTTTCGCATTCTTCTCCATTTCACGATCGTCCGTTTGTGTTGTAATAGGGTATTTGTTCTTTTTATAGAATTGTAGGCGTTTTGTTCCTTGTGATTTGAAAAGTGAGAATTGATCCCATATATCAATTACCAATGGTGTATATACACGGTCGGCCTCTTGCTGTCGCTGTATTCTTCCAACCGATTGTTCAATGGATGAAACAGGAGAAGCCAATATAAGTGTATTAAGAGATGGAATATCCATTCCTTCACTGTTATGTATAATGATATCCGATACCATAAAGGTATGATGAATTGGGATCTCTATATCACACAGTTTTACAGTAGAAGGATCTACATCATAAATAGCATAGATCTGGACAGGAGATGCTAAATCAGAAACAATCTTTGGTTTATCAGTTGCTATAATTTCTGGAAATTCTTTTATCATTACTTTTAGATTGGTGAGCTTTTCTTGTCTCCTTTTTCCACGAATATCAAGAATATTAATAAAGCGTATTGAATCTTCTGGAACTACATTTACGGTGTAAGGAAATCCTGGTTTTACATAGAGTGCTCGTGTCGTGCGAATATGTAATCTTCTTAAAAGCGTACGCAATTGATTTGTAAGATACATTGAATAGAGCGTGAAGTATATATTGTATCCTTCTACTTCACCTGAACTGTCAAATATACCTCCTACAAGAGAGCATAACTTTTCATCTGGAAGAAACATTAAATCAGGGCGGATAAAATGTGTAGCATCCATGGTCGTTTGCATTCCAACCATCAAACATAATTCATGAGCGGTAGGTGATTTATGCATGATATAAGAAACTTGTTGTAATACATCTTTCTCCGTCTCGTAGATGGTAGATGTTTGCCCCAATAAACATCCTAATACCCATAAATCTTGATTATAAATATCCGGTTTATCGCGTGGAACAACTTCAATTCTTCGCGGTGTGATTAGATAGTCTGCGGTTGTAAGTTCCCCGGCATGTTTCCATCCGTCCAAAGTACATACTTTATGATCCGCACTGAGCGTAATATCACCTAATTCGTGTAAAATTTTAAGACACGGTTTCTGCTGCGAATATCCAAATCGTGAACAGTAAGAGAAATAGAATTTTCCAGTTTCATAATACATGGATACAAGATGTGGACGATCTTTTCGTTCCTTTTTACAATATTCTTCAAATTCGCGAATATAATGTTCTTTTCCAGTGATTGGATCCACCAGAATGGTGTTATCTGCAATACACGCCATTGTAAATGTACCGAGAATTACATCCTTACTCTCACTCTCTTTGAGAGCCTGCTCTTTCATTCCGCCAACATAATAACCTACGGATCCAATATCGCTTGATTTTATCATATTTTCCAGAGTTGCTAAGTGCTGTCTGCGATCGCTTAAAATAAGTGTTTTTCTCCCCGGTTCTTTCTTTAAAATTTGTGTTAGAGTATCTATAATAAACTCATTGCGTGGCATAAAGGAACATACTTTCGTAATCATTTGTGCAACATTCAATTTGCCATTACACATTCGTGCCTCTTCGCAATATGCCGTATTATTGTTTTTATATGGGATCATGAGTACATCAGTAGATGTATCTCTTTTCTTTGAAACGAACACTGCCTTGCCTATATACCATTCAAATACTTTTGATAATCCATCGTTTCTTTTAAGAGTTGCTGAAAGTCCCATCATAACCGGAACAGAAATCTTTGGAAGAGCCCGACTAAATACTTCAGCAGATGTATGATGTACTTCATCTATAATCGTCATATGAAATCCCTTGAATACGGAACTAGGATAGTCGCGCATTGCCAAAGACTGTAAGCTGGCTAATACGAAATCACAATCCTCTGTAATTACTTTATCCTGTTTGATGATACCGATCTTAGCATTTGGGGCGAATTGCTCTATTCGCTCTTTCCATTGGTTCATTAAAAATCCTTTATGACATACCACAAGCGTCTTCTTTTTTAATTGACAAGCTATATAAATAGCGCATGCCGTTTTTCCACCACCACAACAAAGTGAGATAATCCCGCCGCGAACCAGTGGATCTGCTGCTGCTTCCATAAATGCTTCTACCGGCTTTATCTGTTCGTCCCTTAAATTTCCATTAAATACAAGTCTTGTAGCATCGTCTCCTTCCTTCAACTGATCGTGATTAGGAAGTCCAAAGTGTTTTAAACCGAACGCTCGTGGTATATAAATCTTCTTTTTACTTTCACAATATACCGTGAATTCGTTTACATTGTTATAGTTAGGCGAATTTGGACTAACAATAGGCTTTACGGTAAGCTTTTTCTTCAACTCATCCACCAGATCTGGATTGTCCGTCTTTGTAAATGCGTATCCTCTCTCGGAAAGATAACTTTCCGGCTTATCATATACGGGGGAAACGGATACAGCTGTCATTGTAATATCATGTGATTCTTGTTAAATATCTATATGATATATCGTTGCTATCATTTTTTGTTCTGTAAAAGTAAGTAATAGTATATATGGTTGAAGATCTACTACGAGTTATTGGTGTAGCTATTGTTGGTCTTATCCTTGTTCTGCCTCCCGGTAATTATCTAGATATCCTCTATGATAGGAATAACCAGATCGTTGTGGGTCTCGTGGTAGTGGCAAGCATATTGTTTATAGACCCTATCTTCGGTGCTCTTCTCGGTCTTGCTGTTTTTATCTGGTTCTTCAAGATGAATTACCGTAAATTAGTATCAAGCTCTCTATCGTCCGGTAAAGTACAAAGTTCCCCACTCGTTTACGGTACAACAAAAAATCTTCAAGACGCTCAAACAAATGTTGTAGATACAAAAATGTTTAATACAGAAATGATAGGCTTTGACGGTATTTATGGTGAACAGGTTATCGGGGCACAAGGACTTGATATCACAATGCCAGGATATGATAAAAAAGATATTAAACAAGCATCTTTGTAAGATGTTAAATATTAA